CCAGCGGCTATGGTCTTCCTGGAACCTATCAAATCGGCCACTCTTACTCGCATCCAGGAGTTGCCTCTACTGGTTCGGAGTTTGCCTGAGTTGACTATTCCTGGGAATGTCGGGGCGACCAGGGTGCCATCCGAGAACTGATAGATAGATTCAGACTCAAGGACGGCTTTACACCTTAATAGATGTTCCCAAACAGGGGAGCTTGTCTTCGCCAAATGGATTAGGCTCTCGGCTTCATCTGTTATCTGCCATTGCTTGACATTCCAATCCCAGCCTTTAACGTCAGAGGCTCGCATGTCATATCCGGAATCGAATATGTCCGCGGCCACCTCCTCGTTGTCAATCTCGTCAAAGCCCATCCCAGGTTTAGATGGGATGCGTCGCCAATTTTGAATCTCTAGCTTGCAGATATGTCTGGAGAGCAACATCTCTATGACTTTGTCAGTCAAGGAGACGGACATGATCAGTCTAACTCTGCCTTCATCTATTTTGGCTCTTTTGTGAGGTTCGTTCTTGACGAAGACTCTGACGGGATCGACCAGGTTGTAGTCGATTCGTTCTCTTCTATCCATACTCTTAACAGTTGGCAAGTCGAGGGCTATGAGGCTCTCGATGCGGTTGAGGACCACTTCATTGAAGCGCTCCCCCATTGCCTCTAGGAGCTTGTCGTTCCTAGTAGAGATCTTTGTATGGGGGACTCCGGGGCTGGCATCTGGCTTGATGTAGGGTTTCAACTCGTTGATAGCCCTGTTCCATGCGGAGCGGTCGTAAGAATATAGATACTGAGGTAAGTCGTGTTTGACGTAAAGAGGTAAGAGTCTGTCATTCGATTTCTCGATTTCAGCGGAGGTCGGAGTCCTGTAGTCGCGAATGTGTGCGTCACATTGCAACTTAAAACTCTTTTTCTCTGCCACAGACCCTCTGGACGGCCAGGCGTAAATATCTAAACTAGGATCGAGCTCCTTGGCTCTAATCCACTTTTCCGATTCTTTCTTCGCCTCGCATTCCGGGAAGGTGATTTTACTCCTTCCGAGAGCTTTTGAATACTCACTGAAG